ACTCATTTTCTTAAGCATCTTCTGTAATTCCGCTGTAGAACCTACAAACATTGCATTATTTGTTACGGAAGATGGACCTGTTTTCTGCTCCGCATCAAGGTCTTTCATCTTTTTATGCAGATCCGCAAGTTTATCTGTCATGTCTGCGACGTGCTTCATTGCCGCTACAGCGACTTCATATGCTCTTGGGTGCCCTGACTCCTGAGCAACGTCTAACGCCCCTTGTACTGCCTCCTGACCCTTATCTATGAGTGAGTATAATTCCCCACGAGTATATTCATAATCTTTTTCTCTATCTTCAGTGACATCCTTAAGTTGATCCTTTCTGGTAGCACAACCACCTTCAGGTACATTAGAGACTTCAGCACTAATGTTAAGCATGTCTTCCATATTATCTTCTAGAGTATTCATAAGAATTCAATTCCTTCATTAAATCCAAAGTCATCACCAGCATCAACTAGTGCATCATCATTAACATCGATGACACCATCTGTGTTGATATCTGTAGTTGCTTTGGGTGTATACGTTCTTGTAATAGTTCTACGGTTGACTGCAGCATCACCCAATGTTTCATGAAGAATTGCTTTCTTGATAATATCAGAAGTGCTGTATGGACCATAAAGATAAGACTTCATAGTGAAGTTCAAAGTGTAGATAATATATCTACGTTCATAAAAACTATCATCCCATGCATCTTCATGGGAAATATTATTTAAAACAATAGCAATATCTTTTTTCTCATTCATATCTGGAATCATATTAAGAGTCACAGAAAATGATGGTTGAAAGTATGGTAATATCTGCTCAGTAATTTGCAAAGCATCATCTTGTGACTTTGCAATAATTCCTAATTCAAAACTCATATTGTAAGGAACAGGAACATACTGTACTCTTACTTCATCTTGATTATCAGCAATAATAGTTTTATATTTTTGAAGAGGGGATGTCTTACGAATAGGATCATAATCAATTCCAGTTAACTCAAAATATATACGTGGCAAAGTAATTGCTACTTTTCTACTAGAAGCATTTTCTTCTAATCTAACTATAAATTTTTGCTTAGGACCATATGCTAGAGGAACTTTAAGTTCTTCTAATACAGTACCATCAGCAGGATCTGTACTCTTCAACGTTAGATTATTGAAGAGTGTACCAAATGCAATAATGTTCTTACGAACAATTTGATTGTAAAAATGTGATCCTAACATTAGATACTACCTGTAAAATTACCAAATTCGCCAAATGGATTAGTCTCAGACCAGTCCACTATATTATCAGCATCGTCTTCAATCTCTCTATTTTGATCGTAACTGCTGCTGACGTTATTTAGAGTATCAAATGTTTCTGGACTCCACGTAGCACCTGAAGTTAGACCAGTAATTACTTCAGCAGTAGTAAAGGTTCCTGTTCTGTTAATGACCGAGAGTGATCTGGTTGCACTATCCCATGACTTGACTTCTGCTCTATTGTCCTTAGGACTGTAGTCAATAGTGATAGTGGGAGCAGATGTATAACCTGACCCACCGCTAGAAATAGTAATACCATTAACGATGCCTGAGCTGCTAACCGTCGCAGTCCCTGTTGCTCCACTTCCACCACCTCCTGTAATAGTAACTGTTGGTGGTGTAGCAACTTTATAGTGAGCACCACCGTCTGTAATAGTTATGGCACTTACAGCATCACCTGTAATAGTTGAGGTAGCTTTTGCTAGGAATTCATCACCAACAACTTCCTCACCTACAGTAAAGTCTCCTGTACCACCAGGATCCATTACTAGTTTGATAGAATTATCAAACAGTTGTTCTACTGCATCAATCTCTGCGATACCAGTATCGAAGTCGTCTTGACCGACCTCATAGATCTCAGCAGTGATAGCATAAAACTGGATCTTACCAAACTGGAAGAATGGTTCTTCTTTTCCTACAAATTTAATTTCGTAAATATCTTTTGTTAATGGGAAGTATAATAAGTCTCCCTCATTAGGTCTGCTATCAACTTCCAGTGTAGGATTATTGGCTGCTACTTCTTCATCCCACCTTCTAGTGGACACACGAAACATTACTTCGTCTGTAATGCGAAGACCGAACTTGCTAATGAACTCTGCGTTGTCTCCAAAACCTGTAACGTTCTGTAGAAGCATTTCAACTTGGAATTGTTCTTGATACTTAGTGTATCTAACTTCATCCAAAGTGCTGTCTGCTAGGACTGTTTTAGGGATATAATATATATCTGTACCAAACAACTTGATTTGTTCATCCACAAGATCCTGTACGAGACCTTGTTCGCCACTGTGACCTTGGTAGTATGTTGGAAAATAGGGACTTGTAGGCATTTTATCCGATCATATCCATTGGTGGAATTGCATACTTACTGAGAACTTCGCTTTCGATTTTCTCAATTTCTGCTAATGCGTCTGTATATAGTTCTCTTCCATTAAGAGTAACACCACCAGGTAACTGGACATTGTTATACTTAATTAAATTCTGACCCCATTGTTTCTTCATTAAAGAAGTAGCATACTTTTTAACAAATAAATCATTATTCATCTCAGTAGCATCTGTAGGATCAATCATACGATGTGCTTCAATCAGTAGATACTTATCTGTTGCTAAGAAATCAGCATCCACATCAAGATATAAACGATCACGACGCGCTGTAAATCTGAACTGCTGGAATGATCCATTGTTCAGAACCATATCTAGAGTTTCTAGATACTGTTTAGTCATAAAATAATTGAGGATATCAATCGATCCAAATGCATAGAGATCATTCAAATATAATTGATACTCAACACCAAAGAGATTAGAACGAATTGAGTTACTTACTAACCCAAAGACTTTACTGATACCAGTTACATGTGCTGGAATTGGAATGTAGTTTGTTGCTTCATTCCAATCTGATCCATTAGTTGTAGTGGTTGTAGTAGCTTTGAATCTAGTAATGTCGTCTTCAGTTAGTGAGTGTGTTAGATAACACCTTTCCATTCCGTTGTAGCAGTTCTCTTGGAAAAACTGATACGTATCATCAATAACGTTATTAACTTGCTCATCGTCAAGGTTTACTTCCAAGACAGGTTCACCTAATTGCCTTTTACAATACGTTATGAGATCTGATCTAGAGTTTGGAGATGCCATTACACACAAAAATCCCTTCTTACCTATTTAGGAAGAAGGGATCTGACACTATAATGCTGGTGTTTCTGCAGGTGCTTCCTGTTCTGGTGGTGGGTTTAAAAGATTGAGAGTTTCTAAACCACCAATAAGTTTTAATCTATATTCTTCTGCTTTTGCTAGATTTTCTTTTAAATCTAAAATCTGTTTCTCTGCGTTAGCAAGTTGCTTATCAAAATTTTCCCTGAGTTGTTCAGGAGTTTGAGGAGTTTGAGTCATTGTTATCACGTAAAATTGTGTGTGTATTATTTAGGTAGTCTTTTTGGGGTACCAAGTTCCCCATCTACCATCTGGGCATTTAGCGTCTTGAAATTGAGTTTTTGCTTGCATAAAACAATTACAAAGTTTGCACTGTTTTAATGAGTGGCGAAAATGTTCACATTCAAGACAAGTGTCAAATCTTTCCTTACTGACCCTTCTGGGTACCATAAGGAAAGGAAGATGTTTATCAAGTGTCATTCACTAATCCAAGTCAGTATCGCGTATCCAGATCCAGCATAACCACCCTGAGAACCACTGTTAGCACCAGCAGAGATAGAGTTGTTAGTTGTTGCTGCATTATAAGATCCTCCACCACCACCATGTGTGCTGTAAGAAGACCACTGTCCTGCTGTGCATCCTCCAGTATATCCACCACCGCCGCCAGGACCAGATAAATTACCGCCACCGCCGCCGCCAAATCCACCAGAGTTCGCAAGACCTCCAGTAGTATAGCATGAATCTCCTATACCACCAACTAATCCAGTTTGATATCCTTGACCTCCAGCAGCGTTACTACAGTGTGTTCCACCATTCTGTCCATCACTATTATAACCCCCACCAGCACCGCCGTGATAGTTACCATTAGCGTTTCCACCTTCTCCATTACTGGGTGCAGAAACAGTATAGTTACATGTGAAACCTTGTACACCGTTAGTAGACTGTCCTCTTCCAATACTTGAATCTCTAGTACATGAAGTTCCCCATGTGTTACCAGCACTTCCACCAGCTCCACCAGCAACCATTAGTAGATTGTTGTTGGTAGAATCATATATCCAGGTTGCTCCCCCGCCACCAGCCTCATTTCCATGAGGCGAAGAATAGTCACCACCACCTATACCACATGTAAAGGTTATTCTCTGATCTTTTGTTAGATAGAAATCTCCAGTACATCTTGCACCGTACAATACGGTATCACCTCTATTCTGACATTTTCCTCCTCGTGCTCCATTGGCTTCAAGTCTATACAATCCATCTTTAGGAATTGCAACAGTTTGATAACCTTGGAATCCATCCATATAAAGGAATCTAGCGTTTCCTGCCCACGCACCAGCACTATTTTGATAAGTCGAGCTCATTATAGCTCCGTTTGGTCCTTCCTTATCACCACGACTTCCCAATGACAAAAACTTCATTGAGTTTGATCCGTTATTAGTCTGATTCTCAATATCCCATAAATCATTACCAGTACCAATGTCAGTCAGTCCCCAGTTATTAAAAGGACCATATATTTGAATATAGTTGATATCAGAGTTATACACAATTTGACCTTGTTCTGGCGACAAAGCATTAATCTGTGCTTGTGTTAAAACTGGAACTTGTAATGCTCCAGTCAATCTGAGTTTTTCTACAGTAATGGTAGACATACTATTCCTTGATTACGATTACAACATTGTTTTTATTTATTAACCCACGAGATTGTTAGGATCAATAGCCCTATCCTCTTTGCTAAGAGCATCTCTTGGGTCTGGACTATCAATATCTAAAGTCCATGTTTTTGTATCCTCATGCCAAGAAAATGTGTCCTTGGTTGAACCAGATACTTGAAATTCAGGTGGAGTTGTTGATTGTGAATATGGTCCAACTGGTGCCTTCCACTCAATTCCATCCCATATCCATGAAGGATATGGTTTATTTGGTCTAGGTACCGCAAACATACTTTCATGATTTGATTCAAGCATGTCTTCCCCACCAGTAATCACAATCTTATATGAATCATCTACATCCCATGTAAAATCAAACTCCTCCAAGTATGGAGATTTATTTGACTTATGACGTAGTGCTTCTGAAACAGGCCAGTTATAATTTAATAACTGTTCTTTCTCACCACTAGCTCTAAAGATTTTAATTCCAAAACTTAATTTAGTAAAATCAAATTCTGTTTCTGCTCCACGTTTAAAAGCAAACGACACGTGCAGATCTTTGGAAGGACTAACTTCCTTAGTTACCGTCCAAGTGTTAGTGCTAACATCCTTTATTGCAATAATTTTATTCATTGTCGTTTTTAAATATTAGAATTGTACGGTGAACCCTGATTTAGTTGGCGTCCATTCGATGCCATCAAAAAACTGCATTTGCTGTGCGTCAGTATTATAAATTAATGCACCTTTACCAGACTCGTCTGGTGAATTAAAGTATGCATCTCTTTCCGCATTGGTCATCATTTTAATAATGAGACCACCCGTTAAATTGATTTGATCAACAATAAGTTCTGATCCTACAGTCATCTTCAGATATTATATCATCACGGTTATTTATAAGATAGTCCACTTGGCATTATTACCAAAGACAATGTTAACACCAGCAGCAATGAAAATAGGACCATTAGAGAAACTATTACTATTTGCTTCAAGGTCAACATCATATAGAATAGTATCATTAAATGCTTTAATAATACCCTGTGAGTCTTGATACTGTCTGACTCCACCAATGTAAGTAGTACCCTGAACGTTAAAGTCTCCCTCAACATCCAATACATATGCAGGATCTTTATCGGTAGTGAAACCAATACCAACTTTAGATGCTCTGTAAATGTCAGTATTATTAGGAGATTCTGTCCATCTAGAAGTAACGAATTCAGAGTTGTTCTGGTATAGTTGACCATCGATGTTAAAATCACCATTAACATTAAGAACGTATTCTCTTAGTTGGTTATTTGCATTTGAATCATTTCCTTGGAAAGTGGTAGTGTTAATACCAACTCTAGCATTTGTGCCGTCAAAGAAACCAGCAATAATAGTTCCACCACTAAAGGAGTTACCACCATCAGCACTAGAGTATTCAATAGAAAATATACCATCAGCAACAAAGTTGTTACCAACTCTGAAGTTTCTAAATCCAGTTGCACCTAGTAGTGAAAGACCAGCACCAGCATTATCACTGTTATCACCAGCAACAAAGTTTGCCTTACTTTGAATATCATTATCTGTAATCAATGCTTTATTAGTACCACTGTTTTCAATTAATAGACCACCATCACCTTGGATGATTAATTTATTACTACTGTTACTACGGAAGATAAAGTCTCTATCTGCATTTCTACCATTAAATATCCAGTGTGCTCCTTCTCCTGGTTTTAGACTAATACCACTATTACCAGATGATAGGAACATCATTGCATGGTTATCATCATCAAAGTATTCATCCTTACCACCATCAAAGTAGAACTTGTGACTTTGACCATCATGTCCTTGTAGACGTAAAGCACCAATTGTTCCACCTAAGATGTCTAATGTTAAATTAGCAGTTAAACTTGATCCTACATTAATACCAACGTTGTTTCCTGATACATCAACAAATAATGTACCACTATCAACATTGAAATCTCCAGTAACATCTAAAGTATTGAGGAAGTCAACTTCTCCTTCAACTGATAGACCCTGTGTAGCAGCAGAACCAGTACCGATGGTTAGACCACCAGTCATTGTATCACCTTCTTTCAGAACGTTGAGAGAAGCAGCACCAACTAGTTCAGCACCACCAGCAGTGTCAAGAGTAATAGTTCCAGCAGAGAATCCACCGTTAGCATCACGCTTAACTCCACTATTTGCAATGTTTGATGACTGGAACTCAATATTA